AAGCAGCCGATGAGGTTATTAGTGCGCTGGCCGGAACTAATGAGGATGTTAACCCTGATAGCAATGACATGCTACGTCTGTGGGATGACCTGAATGACCGTTACGCGCCGCCGGAAGTTGTGCGTGAGCTGGCGCGTATCGTGCTGGCATCGCTGGAAGCGGAGCCTGTAGCGTGGCGATATCGCTACGTGAAAAAAGGCGTTACGGACTCTCAGGGGGAGCCGTGGGTTGGTGACTGGAAATATGTACCGACAAAAGAGGATTGCAACGACAGGCCGAGCTATGAGATTCAGGCCTTATTCACTGCCCCGCCAGTCCCGGTGACATCAGAAGGACTGGTTAAAGCCGTGCGTTTCTATGAACAAGTTAAGCGTGAAAATCCGCCAGTCGAAACCGGAGCATGGAAAGACGCGATTGACTGGGTGCTCAAAGAGGCCTGCCAGGTTGTAAACACTGGCATCAAAGGAGACTGATATGGCTATTGCCGCAAGTTACACCATGCATCTCTATTGTGATTGCCTCCAGTGTACAGATGGCAAATATAAGTCGCCAGACTTCGGTGAGTATATCGGTACGTCATGGGCTGGCTGTGCAAAAGAGGCGCGCAAGGATGGCTGGCGAATAAGCAAAGACAAAACGCGTGCTTTTGCACCCGGGCATAAAGTTTTGAGGATTAATAAATGACCACTATAACCAAAGAGCGACTGCTGACAATCAAACAGTGGCGCGAAACATACGGACCTGGTAGCAACGTTGTACTGCCAGCAGAAGAAGCGGAAGAACTGGCGCGGATTGCGCTGGCCTCGCTTGAGGCAGAGCCAGTTGGTGCATTCCACATTGCTGAACAGCAAGTTGACGGCACAAGTGACTATCTCAAGGATGGAGAATGGCCTATTGATAATGGGATTATTGAAGTCTACGCCGCTCCGCCAGTACCGGTAGTACCTGCTGCATTACCTGAGAACGACGATGAGGACGGGCATGACATTGATTATCTTGAGCCATCTGAAGTTTACGCGCTTGGGCGAACAGCTGGCTGGAACGCCTGCCGCGCCGCCATGCTTCATGGTAAATACGAACAACCACAAAACGCACAACAAAATATTCCGGAAAATATTCCCGGTGGCAACTCTCCGGTAACTCCGGATAGTTGGATAAGCTGTAGTGAGCGAATGCCCGATCAAGATGATTGGATTTTAATTTATTCAAAGCACGGTGAGTATATGGCAGGCCAGGTGCAAGGGGAATACGTGGAGTTGAGCGACGGCACTTTATCGTGGTTAGGGAACGCCTTGTTCTGGATGCTGCTGCCAGAACCGCCCCAGGAGGTTAACCGTGGCTAACATGCAACTTATCCTTAAAGGTGAAAAGATTTGAGGATTCGCATCATTAATAACACCGACAAGCATCCGGAAGATTATTTGGATTGCTCGTTAGCAGAGTGCGGTATTTCCGTATGGGATGAGTTCGATGTGATGCGTAAAACCGCTTACGGCTATGTCGTAATTCATAACGGAGACGAATTATTTGTTCGTCGGTCAGAATGCGTGGAATTGATAGAAGAGAATCTCCGCACATCGGCAACACACAGCTAAGTATGTTCGCAATAAAGGTGAATATTGATGGCTAAATCAGCAGCAGAGCGCAAAGCCGCTCAGAGAGCCAGACAAGCTGAATCCGGTGTACGTAAGCTGGAGATTGTGCTTGATGCTCAGGAAATTGAAATGCTGGAGCGTAACTGTGCCACGCGTCGCCCCGGGCGTGCGCCTTACGAATTTGGTGAGTATATAGCGTTACTGATCCGCCAGGATGATGCACGCGTGCGCGGGCGTATAAAATCGATCAGCAGAAAACGTTGCGGTAAGTGCGGCGAGAGAGTTCCTGTGAATTCATGCCCGTGTAATGGTGACTCGCAATGCTGGGTGACTAAAGGCTGGCATGAAACGAAATTAATAGTGTGACATGTCACGAAGGTGTTATGCCAAAAATACGCTACGACCTTGAAGATATGAGAGATAACTCAGCAAATTTTCCGAAAGAGGTTAAATTTCTCATGCATAAGTATGGTTGCGCCAGGAGGGATATAGTTATCGACAGTCAGCACCCTTGCGGCGAGGATGTAATTTTCATTCGCGGTAAATGGGAAGGGTATCTTGACGAGAGTTTTTACGATGAATTTGATGGACTTTGAATACTGCCGCCAACTATGGCGGCTTTATTTTGCATGTTACTATTACCACAACGGTAACTATTACCACGGTGGTTATGATGCCTGCTGAACCTAAAACCTATAAACGCAAATCAACGCAATTTAAGCCGCTCACAGCAATGCAGGAGGCTTATTGCCAGTCATACATCAAAACGCCTGAAAACCAGACTCAGGCAGCGATTAACGCAGGATTCTCCCCAAATACAGCGGCAGTTAAAGCCAGTGTCATGATGCGCGATGAACGCATTCAAAAACGGATTGCCGAGTTGATGGAGGAGCGCAACAAACGAATGCGCGTCAGTGCTGATTACGTTCTCATGCGCCTGGTGGAGATCGACCAGATGGACGTGATCGACATCCTCAACGACGATGGGAGCCTTAAGCCAATCCGCGAGTGGCCGAAAATCTGGCGCACTACGCTTAGTGGCTTTGATCTGTCATCGACCATCATGAACATGAACGAGGATTCGATAGAGACAATCCTCAAAAAAATTAAATGGCCTGACAAGGTGAAGAACCTCGAACTGATTGGTAAGCACGTCGACGTCAACGCGTTCAAAGAACGCCTGGATGTTAATGTGAATGTGACAATTGCTGATCGCATAGCGGCAGCCAGGAAGCGACTCAAAGAACGTCAGGATGGTAATCAGTGACAGATACAGCGTTATCTCCTGAAGAGCAGTTGATCGAGGATATTGCAGGGTTCACTCACGATCCGCTTGGCTATGCCCTCTATGCGTTCCCGTGGGGGGAAGAGGGGACTGAACTGGCACATGCCACCGGCCCACGTCAGTGGCAGGCTGATGCGTTCCGAGAGATACGTGATCACCTGCAGAATCCAGAGACGCGCTATCAGCCGCTTATGCTGGCACGCGCTTCTGGTCACGGTATTGGTAAATCCGCATTCATCTCAATGCTGATCAACTGGGGCATGTCCACTTGCGAGGATTGTAAGGTCGTGGTGACCGCCAACACCGACAACCAGCTACGAACGAAGACCTGGCCGGAAATTATCAAGTGGTCGAACCTTGCTATCACGAAAGACTGGTTTACCTGTACCGCTACCGCGATGTACAGCAATGATCCTGGGCACGACAAGCGGTGGCGAGCTGACGCAATCCCCTGGTCTGAGCACAACACTGAGGCATTCGCCGGACTACACAACGAGCGCAAACGCATCATCGTGGTATTCGATGAAGCGTCGAACATTGCGGATCTGGTGTGGGAAGTTGCCGAAGGTGCGCTAACGGACGAAGACACTGAGATTATCTGGGTGGCGTTCGGAAACCCGACGCGTAACACCGGGCGTTTCCGCGAATGTTTCCGCAAATATAAACACCGCTGGAAAACTGCGCAGATTGACAGCCGGACGGTGGAAGGCACTAACAAACAGCAGTTGCAGAAATGGGTTGATGACTACGGGGAAGACAGCGACTTCGTTAAAATCCGTGTGCGCGGCATATTCCCGGATGCATCTGAATTGCAGTTTATCCCTACCGGACTTACTGACGAGGCAATGAAACGGGTGGTCACCGCTGCGCAGGTGGCACATGCTCCGGTGATAATCGGCGTTGACCCTGCATACTCCGGTGTTGATGACGCGGTGATATACCTGCGGCAGGGGCTGCACAGTAAGGTGCTGTGGACTGGCAACAAGACCACCGACGATCTGATTATGGCGAAGCGCATCGCTGACTTTGAAGACCAGTATCAGGCTGACGCGGTATTCATCGACTTCGGTTACGGAACCGGTTTGAAGTCAATCGGTGATGGCTGGGGACGTACATGGCAACTTGTTCCGTTCGGTGGCGCGTCTACTGACCCGCAGATGCTCAACAAGCGTGGGGAGATGTTCAACTCATGTAAGACATGGCTGAGGCTGGGCGGCATGCTGGATGACCAGGAAACTGCAGACGACCTGTCGGCGGCAGAGTACAAAGTTCGAGTGGACGGTAAAATCGTTATCGAACCGAAGGAAGATATCAAAGAGCGACTTGGGCGTTCGCCGGGTAAAGGCGATGCGCTACTGCTGACGTTTGCTTTCCCTGTGTCAAAGCGTCTGCGAATTCCCGGGCAGCAGAACCAGCAAGGCAAGGCCATCACAGATTACGATCCCTATGCTTAATCCGCTAGTGGGGATAATGTCGTTGATATCCTCTGATGAGGATAAAACAAAGCCAGCTCATCGTCTGGCTGTTTGTGACATGTCACGGTGTTACTTAATGGGATTAAATCCAGCGTTGATGGCTTCCGCAATATTGATGGCACTTGTTTTATCGAAGTGCCCATTCTGAATAAGCGCCGCATGCAGGCATTGTAACTTCATGTTGTATAAGTGTTCGCTCATGTAATCATTATCACTTTTTGCTTTAGCGTAAACAGCGCGAGAAATATCAAAAACATCGCCTTTTTCCATTTCAGAACGTTGTGCTGTTATCCAGTCATGGAACGTAACGCTAGTACCATGGTCTTCGCTAAGAGTTAACCCGGCCAGTCCCTCACTCTGAATTACTTCGTAATGCATTTCATTACCAGCAAAAACGCCATAAAAAATGCAGTCTTCAGACTGAACGATACGAGAATATTTTAATGGCCATTCATTTAGATACTTAGCCAACATATCAATTGTCTTCATGATCTCACCTTAAAAAAATGCCCGGCGAACCTGGCGAACTGGAAGCAATGAGTTATGCCTTCCGTGGCTGTACTGGTTTACAGCATGAAGTCATCGCAATGGCGTCCTGCTGTAAAAAGGGCGGTGATAGTCCTTCAAGGGAAACCATCACCGCCAAGCACCTGGAACTTCTGGCATCACGGTCCTTAGGCGTGATTCTGGCGTGGCATGCAGGATTCGAACCTGCGACCAACCGCTTAGAAGGCGGTTGCTCTGTCCAACTGAGCTAATGCCACAACGCTGAGAGCACTTAGCCTGTTAAGGCGCCACACTTTGTCGCGGCTCCATAAATGCTCTCATCGTTGTACCCTCGTCTCTTCCGAGGCGTCACACCGAATCGCCGGGATGGTGAATCCCCGTGCGCGGAATAAAACCGCTCGACTTGCACATTCCGGCTACCTGGTTCGTTTGCCCGAGCAAGGGAGGGTGCCCCTTAAACGTATCCAGACCGCTATCGGCGCATGTGCCATACGCCGTACTGCTCAAAATAAAAGCTCACTCCACCTGTTCAATTTAACGACAAGCCAGTCAGGTTAATAACCGGAATGAACTCTTTGCTTACCTGAAAGGTAATAATTTGTGCGTTAAATGTCAACTATCTACGATAAATAAATCATATGTGGTTAAATTGGTAATAATTTAATTGCGTACGGAGTCATTGATATGTGCATGGGTAGCTCACCATCAGTGCCTGCAACACCAGAAGTTCAGGCAGCACCACAGGAGCAGGATGCCGCCGTTGTTGATGCCCGCGACGAAGAAACTCGTCGCCGTCGCGCTGCTGCTGGTCGTAGTTCTACGCTGCTTACCGGTTCTCAGGGCGACACATCAACCGCTAATACCAGCGGTAAAACGCTGCTTGGTCAGTAACCGGAGTCATTGAAATGGCGGAAACAACTAAAGAGCGATTGAACAAACAGTTCGCACAACTTGAAAGCGAGCGTCAGTCGTTCGAGCCGCACTGGCGCGAGTTGAGTGATTACATCAACCCACGTGGTTCCCGCTTTCTGACTTCTGAGGTCAACCGTAACGATCGACGCAATACACGCATTATTGATTCGACCGGGACTATGGCGGCGCGCACTCTCGCCAGCGGCATGATGTCAGGCATCACAAGCCCCGCGCGTCCGTGGTTTCGCCTGGCTACGCCAGATCCTGAAATGATGGATTATGGTCCTGTTAAGTTGTGGCTCGAGGCGGTGCAGAACCGCATGAACGATATGTTCAATAAGTCGAATCTCTACCAGTCTCTTCCGCAGTTATACGGAAGCCTCGGCACATACAGCACTGGTGCAATGGCGGTGCTGGAGGATGACGAGGACATCATTCGCACAATGCCATTCCCGATAGGCAGTTACTACCTGGCTAACTCACCTCGTGGCAGTGTGGACACCTGTTTTCGCAAGTTCTCTATGACTGTTCGTCAGCTTGTTCAGGAGTTCGGGCTAAATAACGTCAGCGAATCCGTAAAAAGCATGTGGGAAAGCGGCACCTACGAGAAGTGGATTGAAGTGATGCATTCGGTTTACCCGAACATTGACCGCGATACATCGAAGCTGGATAGCAAGAACAAGCCATTCAAATCGGTTTATTACGAGGTTGGTGGCGATAACGACAAGTTGTTGCGTGAGTCCGGATTTGATGAGTTTCCAATTATGGCTCCGCGCTGGGAAGTTAATGGCGAAGATGTTTATGGATCATCATGCCCGGGTATGCTGGCGCTTGGACCTGTTAAGGCATTGCAGCTTCTCCAGAAGCGCAAGTCGCAGTTGATTGATAAAGCCACCAATCCGCCGATGGTTGCTCCGACTTCCCTCAAGAATCAGCGCGCCTCCCTTCTTCCTGGCGACATCACGTATATCGATCAGATTACTGGTCAGGATGGCTTCAGGCCTGCTTATCTGGTTAACCCCAGTACAGCAGATTTGGTGGCAGACATTCAGGACACTCGTCAAATCATTAACAGCGCCTACTTTGTCGATCTGTTCATGATGTTGCAGAACATCAATACCCGCTCGATGCCTGTTGAAGCGGTGATCGAAATGAAAGAAGAAAAACTTCTGATGTTGGGGCCGGTTCTGGAGCGTCTGAACGACGAATGTCTTAATCCTCTCATTGACCGCGCTTTCTCGATGATGGTGCGTAAAAACATGCTGCCGCCACCGCCTGACGCGATGGAAGGCATGCCCCTGAAGGTCGAATACATTTCCGTCATGGCTCAGGCGCAGAAGTCTATCGGCCTGTCCAGTCTGGCGTCCACGGTTAACTTCATTGGTCAACTTGCGCAAGCGAAACCAGAAGCTCTCGACAAACTCAACGTTGATCAGGCGATCGATGCATTCGCTGATATGTCCGGAGTGTCTCCAACCGTCATTGTTCCGCAGGAACAGGTTGAGCATGCTCGCCAGCAACGGGCACAGCAGCAACAGCAGCAACAAATGATGGCGATGGGGATGGCGGCGGCACAGGGTGCCAAGACGCTAAGCGAAGCTAAAACTTCGGATCCGAGTGTTTTGTCAGCTATGGCGAATGCAGTTAGTGGTCAGGGTGGGCAATCACAATGACAGATTACGAAGACGATCAACTGAAAGAAGAAAACGCCCGTAAGCAACGTGACATGGCGCAGCGTGAAATTGATGACATTCGCTTTGTCATGAGCAGTGAACAGGGGCGTCGCGTTGTCTGGTCGGTGCTGGAGAAAGGCCGTGTGTTTTCCGCTATCTCACCGATGGACGCTATGGCAATGGCATTTAATGAGGGGCAACGCAATCTGGCGCTGGAACTGTTTCAGCGCGTTATGGCGCATTGCCCTGAACAGTATTTGAAGATGGCCAAAGAGGCCAGTGAACAGGAGTGATCATGAGTTTATTTGAGCGTTTGCTGTATCGCCGTCTTTGCAATGAGCAACAAGTCGATGGTGGGGCAGCTCCGGCTGCGTCAGAACCGTCAGCGCATGCAGGTGATAACCCTGCTCCAGCTGGTGATCCATCACAACAGGAAGGTGATAAGCCACAACCTGTTGTTGATGTCGATAAACCTGATGATGAAAAAAAATCTGAAAACGATAAACAGGGTGAAAAAAAGGACGGTGATAAACCGGAGGGTGCGCCGGAGAAGTACGAGTTTCAGGCTGCCGAAGGCGTAGAGCTGGATACAGAAGCGTTGAAGGAATTCGAGCCGGTGGCGCGAGAACTTAACCTGACCAACGAGCAAGCGCAAAAGCTGGTTGATGCTTATCCGAAGATTCTGGCAGGTGTGCAGCAGCGTCAGGCAGAAGCCTGGCAGAAAACGACCGAGCAGTGGGCTGCTGATGTAAAAGCTGACAAAGAAATCGGTGGCGACAAGTTGATTTCTAACCTTAGCGCCGCACAGCGTGCGCTTGACCAGTTCGGGACACCTGAACTCAAAGAATATCTGAACACCACCGGGCTGGGTAATCACCCTGATCTGGTCAAAACGTTCGTGAAAATCGGAAAGGCGATGTCTGAAGATGGCATGGTCACCGGTGGTAATGAAGGCCAGCGTAGTGCGGCCGAAGTGCTCTATGGCAAATAAGAGAGGAAATGACAATGTCTGTTAAAGGCTTAACTGCGCTAACGCTGGCTGACTGGGGTAAGCGCGTCGATCCAAACGGGAAAGTCGATAAGATTATCGAGCTTCTCGGTCAAACTAACCCGATCCTTCAGGATATGCCTTTTGTCGAAGGGAACCTTCCTACCGGACACCGAACCACCATTCGTTCTGGTTTACCTTCAGCTACCTGGCGTTTGCTGAACTATGGCGTACAGCCAAGCAAATCAACCACAGTGCAGGTAACCGATTCCGTTGGCATGCTGGAAACCTATGCTGAAGTCGATAAGTCACTGGCTGATCTGAACGGCAATACCGCCGAATTCCGCCTGTCTGAAGACCGCGCATTTATTGAAGCGATGAATCAGCAGATGGCGCAGACGCTGTTTTATGGTGATTCCAGCGTTAACCCTCAGCAGTTTATGGGACTGTCCTCCCGCTATTCCAGCCTGTCTGCAGGTAATGCTCAGAACATCATTGATGCTGGTGGCACGGGTACAGATAACACCTCAATCTGGTTAGTGGTGTGGGGCGAAAACACAGTGCATGGCATCTTCCCGAAAGGGCAGAAGGCTGGCATTCAGATGGAAGATAAAGGCCAGGTGACACTGGAAGATGCTAATGGCGGCAAGTACGAAGGCTACCGTACCCATTACAAATGGGACAACGGACTTGCTCTGCGTGACTGGCGTTATGTTGTTCGCATTGCAAACATCGATGTCAGCAATCTTTCAGAACCTTCCTCTGCCGCAAATATTGCGAAGTTGATGGTTAAAGCACTGCATCGCATTCCAAACCGTGGAATGGGTCGCCCGGTGTTCTACATGAACCGCACTGTAGGCCAGGCTCTTGATCTGCAATCTCTGGAGAAAACATCTCTGGCGATCAGCGTAAAAGAGACAGAAGGCGAGTGGTGGACTTCATTCCGTGGTGTACCAATCCGTGAAACTGATGCGCTTCTGGAAACAGAAGCCCGTGTGGTGTAACGCCTGTTATTAACCAGTGGGTCGTAACAGACCCACTAATGGAGAAAGAAGATGATCACCGACAAACTGTTGATGTTCTCCGAAGCACAGGCGGTAACTGATACCGCGGCTTCTACTGACGTAATCGATCTAGGTCCAATTGATGGAAATCGTCGCGATATCGGCGTGGGTTACCCGCTTGAGTTTTGGGCGCTGGTTAACGAAGCCGCCACGGCAAGTGGTGAGGCAACTGTAAACATCCAGTTGCAGACGAGTGAGAATAACAGCTCATGGTCCACTATTTATGATAGTGGTGCGTTGGCAAAGGCCACCCTGACAGCAGGTAAGCGAGTTGTTTCTGCAAAGGTGCCAGCCGGTGTTCAGCGATATCTGCGTGTTAACTACTCCGTCGCAACTGGCCCACTAACGGCCGGCAAATTCACTGCGGGTATCAGTCTGGATGTTGATGCCAATACGCCGTACCCGATCCGCTCAAAAGTAACTGGTTAAGGTGATATCGATGTCAGGTGAGAAACCAAGATACCGCGTTCTGCGCCTCTCTCATATCCATAACACACTGTGGCCGGAGGGGGCAGAAATCGAATACGAAGGTGAGCCTGGTAGCGCACTGGAACCTGTTAACGATGCAGCCAGACAGGCAAAAGCAAAGGTAGCAGGAAAGGTGTCTATGGCAGCAACCAGCACCAAAATCATCAACGATGTGTCAGATGATGGTGAACTGGATAAGCTCCGTGAAGAGTACGAATTGCTCTTTAACGAGAAGCCACACCATAACGCTAAAGCCGAAACGCTCCGAGAGAAGATCGCAGATAAGCGTAAAGAACTGGGCGTGTAAGCCTCGCGAATCCGACAAGGGGCTTAGGCCCCTTTATTGCAGGAGTGTATATGGAACTCGTAAACCTCAAAACCGGCACTGACAGCTACCAGGATGAGAGCGGAGAAACCAGAACTCGCGATGAATACCCGTGGGGGCTGTGCATCACTCTTAATAACGACACATTGAATAAGCTGAAGGCGCAACCTCAGGGCGTCGGAACAGAAGTGATGATAACTGCAAAGGCTGTTATTCGAGGCCTGTCTGCCAGAGAAACTGACGATGGTGTTAATCGCAGCGCCGATCTGCAGATCACTGATATGGCGATCGCTCCTGTTTCCAGGGATGTAGAAAAATCAGCGGCTGAAACTCTGTACGGTAACGGAGGTGAGTGATGGCCTCTGTAGTAGAGATCTGTAATCGTGCGCTGTCCAATATTGGCAACAGCCGCAGTATTAACAGCCTGACGGAAGCCAGCAAGGAAGCGGGGGAATGTTCGCTGCACTTTGAGGCCTGCCGTGATGCTGTTCTTTCTGATTTTGACTGGAACTTTGCTACCAAACGCGTGGCGCTTGCAGATACGAGCAATCCACCGCCTGACTGGGAATATGCGTACCAGTACCCGTCCGATTGTCTGCGCATTACTGAAATTATGCTTCCTGGTGTACGCAATCCAACAGCAGCAATGCGCGTTCAGTACGAAGTTGGTGCAGACACCAACGGAACAGGAAAGTTGATCTACACAGACCAGCCGCAGGCATGGCTCAAGTATGTCTCTCGCGTTTCAGATGTGAACATGTTTGATGCCATTTTTATGGAGGCGTTGGCCTGGCGTCTTGCGGCAGCTATTAACATGGCGCTGACTGGGAATGCAGACCTCGGTACGTTTGCCCTCAATATGTACAATCGCGTGATTCTTAGTGCTGGCTCGCATAGCCAGAATGAATCACAGGAACCACAGCCACCGGTTGACGAGTTTACCATTGCGAGGTTGTCCTGATGGCTATCAGTTGGATCCAGCCCAGCTTTGCCGGTGGTGAGATTGGACCGTCGTTGTACGGTCGTATCGACATGGCGAAGTACCAGGTGGCATTGCGCAAGTGCGATAACTTTATCGTGCGGCAGTATGGCGGCGTTGAGAATCGACCTGGTACGCGTTTTGTCGGTGCCGCCAAATACCCAAATCGGAAATGTCGCCTGATCCCGTTCCAGTTCTCGACGGTTCAGACCTATGCTCTGGAGTTCGGACACCAGTACATGCGCGTTATCAAAGATGGTGCGTTGGTGCTGAACAGCAGCAATGTTATTTATGAAATTGCCACGCCATATACTGAAGCCGATCTGTTCCGAATTAAATTCACGCAAAGCGCCGACGTGCTTACGCTGGTTCACCCGGCATACCCGCCGAAAGAGCTGCGCCGCTATGCGCATGACAACTGGCAACTGGTTGATGTGGTAACGAAGAACGGGCCATTTGAAGATATCAATATTGATGAGTCAGTGACGGTTTATGCCAGCGCCAGCACCGGGACAATTACGTTAACGGCAAGCGCCTCTATTTTTGGCGCGGAGCAGGCAGGCAAATTGTTCTATCTGGAACAGCCTGCAGTGGATTCTGTGCCGGTATGGGAAACCAGTAAGAGTACGTCGATTGGCGATATTCGCCGTGCAGACAGTAACTACTATCGCGCCGTTACAGCAGGCAAAACAGGTACTTTGCGCCCTTCGCATACAGAAGGCACATCATGGGATGGCTGGGGCGGATCCGGTGATGATGATACTGGCATTGAGTGGGAATATCTGCACAGTGGTTTTGGCATTGCCCGTATCACTGCTGCAAATGGAACTACTGCAACTGCCGAGGTGATTTCCTATATCCCTTCGCAGGTCGTGGGCGAGGATAATGCCAGCTATAAATGGGCTAAATATGCCTGGAACAGTGTTAATGGTTATCCTGGCACTGTTGTTTATTATCAACAACGTCTTTACTTCGCCGCATCGACTGCGTTCCCTCAGACTATCTGGGCCAGCCGTACCGGGGATTATAAGGATTTTGGCAAAAGCAATCCTACGCAGGATGACGACAGAATTATCTACACCTATGCCGGGCGTCAGGTTAATGAGATCCGTCACCTGATTGATGTTGGTTCTCTGGTGGCGCTGACTTCCGGAGGTGAGTACGTCATCACCGGCGACCAGAACAAAGTGTTAACCCCATCATCATTTGCATTCAGCTCTCAGGGATCAAATGGCTCGAGTAATGTCCCACCAATTGCCGTAGCGAATATTGCTCTGTTCGTCCAGGAGAAAGGCAGTGTTGTCCGTGATCTGGCCTACTCATTCGATGTTGACGGCTATCAGGGGAACGACCTGACCATCCTTGCCAATCATCTTTTTCAGAAGCACAGCATTGTTGACTGGTGCTTCTCGATTGTCCCTTACTCCAGCGCCTTCTGCATTCGTGATGACGGTAAATTACTGGTGATGACCTATTTGCGTGATCAGCAGGTTTTTGCATGGGCACCACAATCCAGTACCGGAAAATATGAAAGCACATGCAGTATCAGCGAAGGCAATGAAGATGCGGTGTATTTCGTCGTTAACCGAACCGTTAACGGGCAAACAGTGAGATACATAGAGCGACTGTCCAGCCGTTTATTTACCAGCGATGAAGATGCTTTCTTTGTTGATTCTGGCCTTAGCTATGATGGAAGAAATACGTCTGACAGAACGATGATCGTCACTGGTGGTTCTGGCGAATGGGATTACCGCGCGGAATATACAATCAGTGTTTCTGGTGGTGCGTACTTCACCAGTAGTGATGTCGGTGCTCAACTACAGTTCCCTTATACCGGAACTGATCCTGATACTGGCGATGAAGTGTCAAAAGAATTACGTTGCGACATCATTTCTGTAATCAGCAATACCGCTGTAGTGGTTCGTGCTAACAGGAACGTCCCGCCATCCCTCAGGAATGTGGCTACCACGAACTGGCAGATGGCGCGCCGGACATTTGGAGGCCTGTCTCATCTTGAAGGCCAGACCGTAAACATTCTCTCTGATGCGAACGTGGAACCACAGAAAGTGGTTTCCGGAGGTGCCGTCACGCTGGAATCACCTGGGGCTGTTGTGCACATCGGCCTGCCAATAACTGCTGAATTCGAAACACTGGATATCAACATTAACGGACAGGAAACGCTGCTGGACAAAAAACAGGTGATCCCGTCCGTTACTCTGGTTGTGAATGCCAGTCGCGGCATCTGGGCGACTACGCCCGGCGGTAAATGGTACGAATATCCACAGCGTGAATTCGAGTTCTACGATGATCCTGTTGATGACGCTACCGGAAAAGTAGAAGTGAAACTGGACAGTAACTGGGGCAAAAACGGACGTGTAAGAATCCGTCAGCTTGACCCGTTGCCGCTGTCTGTTCTTGCCGTTATTCCTCGTCTTACTGTTGGGGGATTCTGATGATCGATGTTCGAGTTATTCCCGCCACCGAAGAGCATCTTCAGATGATTTTGCCGGATGTTCGTCAGGCTGATATTGACGAACTGTATGCGGTATCGCTGATGACTACCGAAGATGCGCTGCGTGTTGGTCTTCGCACTGCGACTATGGCCTGGTCAGGGTTCGCGAACGGAGAACTGGTAACCATGTTTGGTGTATCTCCGGCGTCAATGATCGGTGGCAATGGTACGCCCTGGCTGGTCGGAACCAGCCGTATTGAAAAATATCAGAAGACATTTCTTCGCCACTGCCGCCCTGTATTGCAGCAGATGCTGGCAGTTTATCCGCGCCTGGAAAACTACGTCGACGAGCGAAACCATGTTGCCAAAGCATGGCTCCACTGGCTTGGATTTAGGCTTGAAGAAGCCGCGCCTTATGGTGCTCTTGGTCTTAATTTCCACAGATTTCACATGGAGAGAAAATAATGTGTAACCCAGCCATCGCTTTGGTTGCCGTCACAGTGGCATCCACAGCCGCGTCAATGTACAGCCAGAGCAAGCAGGCAAAATACCAGTCAGCCATAGCTGATCGGAATGCTGAAATTGCTGAAGCTCAGGCACAGGATTCAATCAATCGTGGGAATATTGAAGCGGATCAGCGTCGTCGTGAAATGCGTCAACGCTCAGGTACTGCGGCGGCCACTATGGGGGCTACCGGTGCGGAATTAAGTAGCGGAACAGCTCTTGACGTTTTTGCGGATAATGCTCAGTTCGGCACTCTTGATGCGTTAACGACAGTGAATAATGCTCAGCGTGAGGCATATGGGTATCAGGTTCAGGGAATGAATGCTCAGGCACAGGGGGCTGCTGCTCAGTCGGCTGCTAAATCATCGATGACCAGCACTTTGTTAACGGCACCACTAAAAGCATACGGTGCATACCAGATGGGCGGCGGAACGTGGAGCCCGTTCTCTAAAGGAAGTACATCTAGTGGTGGGACGCCAATGTTATCTAACTCAGGTTTTATGAATTCTGACTCCCGATTCAAAATAGGAGGTTACTGATGCCTGTTGTTCCTACTACATCCGGACGCCAGGTGCAAAGTCGTGGTGTGCAAACCGGTGGTTTTCAAACCTTCGATGTTCCTCAAGCAGGTCAGGTGCTGGCGAATGTCGCAGATCAGTATGCGGTGGCATATGGTGAAGCCAGGCAGAAAGCGAATGTTGCATTGTCTCAGGATGCCATCCTTCAGCTTAATCAGCGCAGCAATGAACGTCTTTATAACCCTCAAACCGGTTTTTATGCACAACAAGGCAAAAATGCGATTGGTAAGGGGCAAGAGTACATATCTGGATTTGATCAGGATGTGGAAGAAATAGCTGCTTCATTGACTGATGAAGCAGCAAGAAATATGTTTTTGCAACAAGCCAGAACACAGAAAATTCAGTTCAGTACTGGAGTTCTCAGACATGAGATAGGGCAGACAAATGCCTATGAAGATGAGCAATATCAGGCAACGAGAAAATTATGGATACAAAATGAAGCGGATGCCTGGAATGACCCGCAAACTGCCACTTTAGCCAGAAATTCCAGAATGGTAGCCATTGCCAGATATGGAGCAGCCAGGGGATGGTCACAAGAACGCATTCTGGAAGAAATAGAAAGTGATGATCGCAGTGCCACAGAAATGCGGGCGAAGAATTATGCCGCTGCTAATCCGGAAGGATGGTTAAATGGTCAGTTTCAGAAAAATGATTCTGGAGGCATGGACATGCGTGCCATACGCCTTGTTGAATCAGGTGATCGTCATTTTAATCCTGATGGTAGTCTTCTTGAAGGACCGATAACATCTTCTGGAGAGAGAGCCCAGGGGAAATACCAGTTAATGCCGGGCACAGGGAAAGAACTGGCGGCCAAGCGTGGCGTTGAATACAACCCTACGGACGAACAACAGCATGAAATGCTCGCCAGTGACTATGTAAATCAACTGTATGGTAAGTACGGCTCCGAAATATTGACCGGAGCAGCATATAACTGGGGGATGGGTAACGTGGATAAACTGATCGCCAAAGTCGGTGATCCGCGTAAAGGTGAAATATCAGAAGAAGAATTTATCCGAAATCTTCCATCAGAAACACAAGGGTGGCTTTCCCGATATAGAAAAAATAAAACTGGAATGGATCCGCTGACTATTTATCAAATAGATAACCTTGCTAATAGTCAGATAGAAAAGCAAAGGAAGTTAATATTAGAACAGCTTGAGCCAGCTATTAATAACACCATGGCCCAGCTATATAACGGTGAGGTTCCAGATTATATACCGGCTCAGGAGACTATCATCAGGGGGTATGGAAAAAATGCAGATAAAATAATCAATCAACTGGATATAGCGATTGATAACGCGAGAATATTCCAGGCAATTCAGTATTTACCTCCTTCTCAGCAGCAAGAAGAAATGCAGAAAGTGAAGCCTGAGGTTAACGATCCTCACTATGCGTTAAAACTCGATGCTTACGGAAAATTGTCTGCATTGCTTCAGAGATCAAATGAAGCAATTCAGGCGCAACGGGATTCACGCAGATTCAATGAGGCGCTGACAATAGGTGAAAAATTAGACCCAAGCAACAAGTCAATGCAGAAAGCTGCTGATTACACAGAAATGGCGCAGAACTTTCGTATTAATGATGCCTCCACTCATGATGGGGTTGTTCGGCTTGTGGCTCAGACTGGCATAATGCCTTCGCAGGTCATCACGCAGCTTTCAGCAGTATCCCGATCCAGCAATCAGGAAGTGGTTAAAAATGCGGCGGAACTGTTTAGTCGGTTATATGAAACAGACAATGCATCTATTGGAAATATGCCGAAGGATATGCAGGGTTTTTATCTGACTGTTAAGCAACTAACTGATGCAGGGATGTCTTCAGATGCTGCTATTGTGGAAGCGCAGAGTAAGACATACAACCAGACAGATGCACTAAGGGCGCAGCTCTCATCTGTTCAGAGTACAAGAGAATACAAAAAAGAGCGTGACAGCGCAGCCAATTCTGCTGTCAGCAATATGGCTCATTGGCTTCGCTGGGATCCGTCTGCGGATGACCAGACGCCGGAAGCAGCGCTCTTTCGCAATGACTATCAGATGCTGTATGACGTTAACTATCGCCTTGCTGGTGGTAACGCTGACGTAGCGAAGCAAATGACCAACCAGCAGATAGCCCGCACCTGGAGTATCAGCGAGGTCAACGGGGAAGCACAGTTTATGAAATATGCACCGGAGGCGCTTTATCAATATGGGCCGTCAGGCTGGATTGCAGCGCAATGGAAAGCTGAAAAAGAAAAAATCATGTATGGCGATGACTTGCATAAACCAGCTCCTTCATTTAACCGACCTTCAACTGAGGCTGGTGCATTGGGACTGAATACACCACGCTCACTGGTTGGAGGTGAGTTGATTCTTGTTCCTGATTTATCAACTCCGAGAGATAAGCTTTATTCAGTTGTGATCAGAACAAAAGATAAAGATGGTATTACGAGGGATGATTTATTTTATGACAAGCATGGAAGACTGATGCGCTGGGGGCCATCACTAGAAGATTGGGAACCTTATAAGAAAATGCAGCAGGAACGGGAGCAGCACGAGCAGGAAGAAATTATGCGTGGACAGGCTATACAAAACTTCAAAGACAAGCATCGTGCTCTGGATGAGCAGTATCAGCGCCTGCATAACGAACGTATGGACAAATTTAAAGATTACTTTTCGTGGGGATCTAAATAATGCCGTTCTATCCTGTATCTGAATCAAACAATAACGGATTTATTTCTGCTGGTCGCGCCATTCCTGAACCTGATGAACAGAGTTTTGATGTGCATCCGCCAGAAGGTAAGAACCCTGAGCCTCGCCAAAAAGAGCCTTCATTGCTTGCCGCAGCAATACGACAGAACAATATTCTGGCTGGTTTTTTCCGTCCTGCCAGACAGTTTGAACCGGTCGAGGGTTATAACCCATATGCTGATAAAAATGAGTTGCACGGCTATGAATACTGGGGTGCGAAATTTGCAGGTTCCCGCTCGCCAGAAGAAACAGCGTGGATTAAGCAGCAGATAGATGATGAAAATGAAGATCGGCGTTTTATCTCTGAAGCAGGCTTAGCTGGTGGAATTGCCAGTGCAACAGCGATGCTTTTTGACCCGGTTACTGTTGCGTCAATGTTTATCCCAGGTGCTCAAGGAGGGGCACTGGCGCGTATTGGCTCACAGATTGCGATTGGTGCTGCCGGTACAGCATTAAGCGAGGTTGTACTGAATAATCAGCAAATAACACGCTCATGGGGTGAAAGTGCCGCTCACGTTGCAGCGGGTGCGATGATGAGCGGCGTGTTTGCCAGTGCTGGTGTTGCGCTTTCGCCATCCGTCCGGGCTGCAGCCACGCGTGAGGTTGCTGATGCTCTTGATAATATGAGCATTACATCAGCGACTGACAGGGCTGCCGCTTCGCTTTCTGATGGTGGTAGTGTTGGTGCTATGAAAATTGATACAGCGACTCTGGATGATTTAACCCCTGTTTCCGGTGGGTGGGTTGGAAAGGCTGCATGGAAAGCAGGGAGCTATCTTACTCCTTTGACAAGGTTAATGGAGTCTCCGTCCAGGACAGTGCGAAAAACAACGCTGGAGTTAGCCGAAAATAATTTCACCCTTAAAGGAAATGAAAGGGGGATTGAAACACCGGTAGCTGTAGAAACCCGTACACGTGGATGGCAGCGTGAAGAAGCTGCTGTTGTTGTCGGAAATAAACAGGCATACGCAAAGTATAAAGCTGATGGTGGCGACATGAGTTTTGATTCATTTCGTCAGCAGGTTGGGAATGCTATGCGAAGCGGTGATGTGCATGCTAATCCTGTTGTTCAGGAAACGGCGCAGGCGATGCGAACTGTATTAAATCGGGTGAAGGTTGAAATGCAAAAGCTTGGTTTATTACCGCCAGATGAAGAACTGAAAGCATTAGGCCAGGCAAGCTATTTTCCACGTATATATAAAGTTGGAAAAATAATCAGTGAACGCGATAAATTTCGACGTATTTTGGTTGACTGGTGGTCGAGAGGCAATAAAACACTGGATCCTGAGGATGCTGAAATTGCAGCGGATATCGTAATTAATAAAATTACTGGTGCTAAGGTTCCACAGGATTTTGTCAGCGTATTTTCTGTAAAAGCCGCAGGTAGTACGAAAGAAAGAACATTAAATGTTCCTGATAGTCTTATCAGGGATTATCTTGAAAGTGATGTGAATTACGTGCTGCAACGTCATATCCGTGAAGCGGCAGCAGAAATTGAGTTGACGAGAACATTTGGCAAACGAACTATGACTGAGCGTCTGCAATTAATTGAGGACGAATATGACAGTCTGTTACGGGAAGTGCCTGAAAAAATAAAGGCGAAATATGACGAAAGTGTGGCAAATCTGAAAGCACGTTATGAGAGCAATGGTGAAGTTGTTCCTCAGGGTAAACTCGATTCATTAATGCGAAAGTACGAAAAGGAATTACGGAAAGAACAGTCCAGACTTTCAAAATCAAGAGCAAATGATCTCAGAGACATAACAGCATTACGCGATCGTCTTGTTGGTACATATGGTATGCCTGATGACCCGTCTTCGTTTTTTGTTCGTGCTGGCGCTTTTCTGCGGGATGTGAACTTCACGACCAAACTCGGTGGAATGACAGTATCAGCTATTCCAGATCTGGCCAGAGGGGTTATGGTTAATGGTTTCCGTAACACCATGAAAGGCTATGCTTCTCAGATATCCCAATCACCGGCATTTAAGGCCAGCAAAGAAGAGATGTTGAAGATGGGGATTGGATTGGAAACTGTACTACATTCACGTTCTCGTGCAATTGGTGATCTTGTTGACAGTTCTTCCAGGACAACAGCAGTCGAAGCAGGAATGGAGCGAATTACTGATGCCTTCGGCAAGCTGACACTCATGGATCGATTTAATGACATAAACAAATCCATGAACGGAATGCTCACGTCAGACGGTATTTTGTCTGGTGCGTTTTCTGCACGTCGCATGGCAAAACTCGGTATCAACGACAATATGGCTGCGCGTATTCGCAGTGAGTTCGAGAAACATGGTGAGGTAATTGATGGATGGCACATTGGTAACTTTGATAAATGGGACGATCAGTACGTTGCCGGAGTATTCCAGTCAGCGGTTCTGAAAGACGTTAATAACACTATCATCACCCCCGGTATTGGTGACACACCTTTATGGGCGAGTACTCCAATGGGGCGAACGATATTTCAGTTTAAATCATTCACAACGGCTTCATACAACCGTGCGCTACTTGGTGGGTTACAGGAGGGAACTGCGCAATTTTATTATGGCACTGCATTTCAGATTGCTCTTGGCTCACTGGTCTATGCGCTTAAAGAAGCATCGAAAGGGAAAAATGTTGACTGGTCACCAGAGAAGCTGGTGCTTGAGGGTATAGATAGATCCGGTATTCTTGGGCCATTGATGGAATATAACAACATGGCTGAAAAGGCGACTGGTGGTGCTGTTGGGCTGGGGGCTTTATTTGGCACTGGCACACAGTCCAGGTATGCCAGTCGTGGATTCGTAGGATCTCTATTCGGACCGTCATTTGGTCTTGCGGATAGCATCATTGATGTGACCTCAGGAGTGTTGAATGGTGATGCCGGTGATCGTATTGTGCATAATGTCCGAACCCTGATACCCGGCAATAACCTGTTCTGGATTGCGCCACTAATAAACCAGGTGGATCCGGTGATGAAGTAATTTTATAGAGGTGCTTATATGGATATTAAAGAGTTTAGTGAGTTAGAGAGACGCTATGAGCAAGCTAAAACGAACCGAGCTATAGGGGCATTTATTGGCGGCGGTGGGGTATTTGCTCTGTTAGCCGATTTTTTATGGGATGTTGCGAACCCAATATCAATAGGGGTATTAATAGGCGGCGGACTTGTTTTTTTTGCTGTATGCCACGAACAGGTTCGAAGTTCATTAAGAAAGTTGGATGAAGAATGTTATTTGAAGTATGGAAAGTCTTACTCTCAATCATTCCATGAGATTTTTAAAGACAAATATAATTAGTTAGTGGTGGGAGAAATAGGACACACGGCAATAAGTTACCGTCATAATCAACCGTATCGATATCGACACGGTTGATGTTTCAATACTTTCGCGGATTTCAGGACGGACTTTGTTAGGGCTGATGGTTTGCAACCAGCCAGCAAGTTTGCGAAGTGCCAAACAAATAATCTCACGGCGCTGTTCATCCCCAGGAAGCTGCATTGTGATTTTCACAATGCAGGTTTTAAACCGCTGCTTCATTTTCGTAAACTGTGAAGCCCAATCCATACCCATGCCTTCAACGATAGGTTTCATTGGGGTATACGGTTCGCCGTTGTGATTGACAACATAAAGCTCTGCGCCGTGGAATGGCACGTTGATAATAGTGACAAATTTGAAACATCGCTGGTTGTAAGCCAGCAGATGCTCGTTATTTTACGTCGCGGCACAATTTCTCGCTGCTGGCTCTTTTATACGCATTAACCAAATATGGTTGATTTTAATATTTCTTAGCGTTTATCATTACCTTTTCGGTAAATTTACATCGCACTCCTCTTGTGCCATAGTAATCGGGCACTGGCAAAATCCATTGCCGGGATTGGTCTCCCGGATTACTACAGAGGCACATATGCCGCATAAGCGGTTTTTTTATGTGTAAAGCGCACCTATTCTATGGTGGGCTGTGTGGGGGCACCGAAAGGTGCGCCGGGTTCCTTTGTAGCCGGTAAGACCAACTCTGCACAGTTCACCACCATCTGATTGGTCTCAGCGGTGGTGATTAACCTAACTACAAAGGTGATCGCTATGAATACCAAACCTTCCATCTTTTCCTTTGAGTCATCCTGCCAGATCCGTATGTTCATGATTGACGGAGAACCTTGGTTTGTCACCAAAGATGTGTGCAATGCTTTGAATATTGATGTTACACAAGCGAGAAAACTTGATAAAAAAGGCTGGAACAAAAAGGGGCTGTATTCAATACAGACCCCTGGTGGAATACAAGAACTATCCATCGTTTCAGAATCAGGTCTCTACATCCTTATTCTGCGTTGCAAAGAGGCAATGACTGAGGGAACGAGAGCATTCAGATTTCTTGAATGGGTTACAGGTGAGGTTCTTCCTCAGATCCGCCGCACCGGAAGTTACATTAAAAACTCGCTCCCGCAGGAAGAACGCATAAAGATGGTTGCCGACCAGGTAGCCAACGCCACGGCGTCAGCAGTAATGCAGGCAATGAAGATAGAGAACAAAACCTACAGTGCCCCACTGAAGCCCGGCTACCGTAGCCTGATTCACTCGCCGTCGGGTGTTCTCGGCCTGACGGAGAACTCACTGCTGATGAATCTGCTGAACCAGTTACAGGACGACGGGCACGACGTATCGGGCGCGGCGGCGGAGCTGACCACCATGTTCTGCTACATCGTCGGTGTGAGCAAATGCCTGCGTGATATCCAGACGCACGCGGAGTATATCAACGACAAAGCAGGGTTCTTCTGACAGAACGGCGGCACAGGGATGTGCAAAACGAAACTATCGTGACATGTCACAGGCCGCTTTCGCGGCCTTGTTTTTAACGAATGCCACCGCCGCCCGGGCGGGAATCCGCAGACACAAAAAAGCCCGCAGTGCGGGCTTAAATGTTAACTTTTTTTGGCGCTATTGCGGATATTGATATCATGAATCCAGTAAGCATTGCCAAGATAAGCGGTATGATAAACGCATCTGATGTTCTAAGAGGGTTATTCATGTCGCATAACATAACGAGGAAAAAACCACTCGTTGCGAATGTGGTTGATGAATATACCTCATTCAGTTTGTACTGAAGGTTAACAACAGAAAACCTACCAGTCTCTTTTGAGAGAAAATCCCATATCAGGTGGATTACTATATACACAATGCAAAGGATACAATAAAAGATCGCCAGCTCCTGAGCGGTCTGTGGATTGTACCAATGTGATTCTTGTACGATCTCAGTCTGCACTACCGGAACTCATTTTTTTTAAAATGTAAGTACCTGCCATAGCCAGACCGCCAGTAATGGCAAAAAGGTAGGCAACGCCAGTCGTCACTGTGAAAGTAGGTATGATCATAGACAGCCCGCCAGAAAGAGCAAAGCCACTTCCTGCACCGCCAATAAGCGCTTTCATTAATGTGATGATGTTCAGTTCCATGCTTCCCCCCTCATGTAAACTCATGGTTTACCTTTAAGGTAATCTTACGTGAATCTACATCACACCGCAAATGATTATGTCAGAAGCACATCCCTGTGCCGCCGCCCGTCAGAAGAACCCTGCCTTGTCGTTGATGTACTCCGCGTGCGTCTGGATATCACGCAGGCATTTACTCACACCAACGATGTAGCAGAACATGGTGGTCAGTTCCGCCGCCGCGCCCGATACGTCATGCCCGTCTTCCTGTAACTGGTTCAGCAAATTCATCAGCAGTGAGTTCTCCGTCAGGCCGAGAACACCAGACGGCGAATGAATCAGGCTACGGTAGCCGGGCTTCAGTGGGGCGCTGTATTCTTTTTTGTCTTCCAGCTTGATCGCCTCCATAATGGCGGGCATGAAGCCTGACAAGACCTTCTCCACTTTTGTTTCTTGTTGTCTTAAACGTTTCTCGCATTCAATGAAGTAGCGTCGCACCTGGCGACCTTTTTCGTTACGCTCGACCATCGCCAGCTCTTTGGCTGTATCAAGGGTGAGGTGGTACTCTTTGCGGTTGTGGCCGCCTCTACCAGATGTTTGCTTTCCCAAATTGGAAAGCAAAATATAGTCTTGATTTTCAATGAATTCGTATTCTGATATGCGATTTGTAATCCATGCTGCAAACACCTTTTTAACACCTAAAAAAGCGTGCAGATCGCGGGCATTACAAAGTAGGGCTGTTTCGTTAGATATAGTGCCGTTGAATACGGGGATGAGTTGAGCGTTCATGATGGCGTCTCCACTTAGCGAATTACATCACCACCGCTGAGACCAATCAGATGGTGGTGAACTGAACGGAGTTGGTCTTACCGGCCTAAGTGGTACCGGCGTCCTTTCGGACCCCCATTCAGCCCACCATAATTCTGGCATGACTGTGCTATACGCATAAAAAAACCACGTCTGGCGTGGTATGCGCCACTTAGTAATCCGGGAGACCAATCCCGGCACTGGATTTTGCCAGTGCCCGATTACTATGGCACAAGAGGAGTGCGATGTAAATTTACCGCAAAGGTAATGATAAACGCTGATAAATATAAAAATCAACCGTATTTGGTTGATTGCGTTTAACGCTTGATCACCTGAAAGCAAGATATTACCTTTAAGGTAATATTATTGTGAGGAAAAGCAATGGAAGTTTTCTGGATAGTTGTTGGTGTGGTTGCGGTGATTATTTACGTTATCAACCAGAACAAGACTAAGATCTCTGATCGTACGGTCGTTAATCATAACAAAACGATAAAGACCGAAGATGGGGAGATAACGATTAATCGTACACAGGTGATAGAACACACCTCTACTCAGTTTCAAAAAACTGGAGGTAATGCGCCTAATATTTCCGCACCTCCTGCTTATGATAGTGCGGTAATCCAGACATATTATAAACAGCAGGAGTTAGCAAAAGAGAGGCAACTGATTCAGCCAAAGCCATTTACAGCAGAGCTTCCACCTGGAGTGTCAACGCGTCCGGCATATCATGGAAGATTCCCTGGTGATGACACATCGTCTCAGTCACCTAAAAAAGCACCTCAGGCAGTATCAGAGCCAGCAAGAATACCTTCTGTATCGCCGTCAAAAGAAGAATCAGCTAACGAAGTTTCAAGTGCCCGCAAGCAGTGTTTGCGATGCAGAATAACCCTTCCATATGGAAAATTCAGGAAATCGTCAAAAAATCCAGATGGATTGACTAAGTGGTGTGCAAGGTGTCTCGATGGCCCAAAGAATACACGCCATATGAAGTGGTGCCCAATTTGTAATGTCCGCAGAAAACGAACCAGTTTTTACCCTAATAATCAAAATGCGGATGGCTTAATGGCATGGTGCAAAACGTGCTGGGACGAGCACAAAGCGAAACGATAGGCCGCTCTTGCGGCCTTTTCTTTATGTGGTTTGTTTTCGTAATTGTTCGGCACAATAGTCGAGATGTGTTTGCAGATCCCGCATAGACATCTGTGAGCTGGTGACGTAGTTAATCAGTGCAGTCAGTTCGGCAAGTGGGCCATCGACATTAAATCCATCCTTATCGAGATCCCGGAGTAATTTCATCAAGTGCGATCCCTCCACCAGTGACCTGACGCCTCCCGGCGTGTGAATCCTTTCGGTAAATCCGTCTTCCAGTGGATAGTGATACTGCTGCATCTTAATCTTCTCCATGCAATAACTGTATATTTATACAGTATCAAATAATTTGTTTGCTATCCAGCACGTTTTGCGAATCACCTGAAAGGTAATATCTGTTCGTATTTATGGGTTATCTATCCATATGTGGTTTTTCAGGTAATAGAATAACCGGATATGCGGCGCAACGGGTGCTGCGACTATCTGGAGATTTAACATGACGGTCTCAACCGAAGTTGACCACAACGAATACACAGGTAACGGCGTTACGACATCATTTCCGTATACTTTTAGGGTTTTCAAGGAATCTGATCTGGCAGTACAGGTGGTTGACCTTGACGAAAATATCGCTGTGCTGGCTCTTGATACTGATTACACTGTCACTGGGGCTGGTGGATATAATGGCGGTAATGTAATTCTGTCGAAGGCGTTAGCTAACGGTTATCAGATTTCTATATCACGAGAGCTACCGGTTACGCAGGAAACTGATCTGCGAAATCAGGGAAAGTTTTTCGCTGAGGTGCATGAAGACGCGTTAGATAAGCTGACGATGCTGATACAGCAAGTCCGCAGTTGGTTTAGCCTGGCGCTGCGCAAACCATCATTTGTGGCAAACTATTACGATGCTTTGAATAATTACATCCGCAATTTGCGCGATCCTTCCAAGCCTCAAGATGCAGCTACAAAGAATTATGTTGATAATATTGTTAATGTGAATATTAACAGGACATTACGGGTTCCAGATAATTTTATTGAACCACTTCCTCCAGTTCATTTACTGGAAGAAACTGTCATTGGTATCGTCAATGGTAAACCTATAGGTGTACCTGTGCCTTCTGGCAGTGCCGCAGATGTTCTTCTGCAATTATCTAGCGCAGGAGAAGGAAAAGGTGATGCATTAATTGGTGTAAGGCAGCCATTTGCCGGGGCTGTAACTATAACTCAGCATGAAAACAATGCTCTTTTCTTAAATGTAAAACAATTCGGAGCAATTGGGGATGGGAAATATCATCCATTATCTGAGAGGTTTTCTTCAATTTCTGAAGCAAAATCCTTATATCCTTTTGTTGACTCATTATCTCAGTCAATAGACTGGGCCGCGTGGCAAGCTGCCCTTAACACAGGAAAGGTTATTTATGGTACTGATAATGCGTATGTAATAACGGATACGTTAACACCTGTTTCTGGTGGTGGGATAATTGGTCTTGGTGTGG